GCAGGGGGGGACATTACAAGAACGGGGCTGTTGTGGTCCATCTTGATATTAACCACCCCGATATTCTTGAGTTCGTGCAGCTTGGAAGGCATGATGCTCCGTGGATTAAACGATGCGTCGATCTCGATCCCGGACTCTGGAACTCTACCGACTCCAGAATTAAAGACGCCATCCTTCACGGAATCAAATCCGGTGACATCTGGCTCAATAAAATAAAGTATAAGCATGGAAAACGAATATACGGAAACGTGTGTCTTGAGGTTTATTTGCCCTCACGAGGAACATGCTTGCTCCAGCATTGCAATTTGTCAGCCTGTACAACACGGAATATCAAAGAGGCTTTCGCTCAGGGTATGTCCGAGTTGTGCGATCTCCATGGCCGAACAGGTGTTGGAGGGTCTGGAGAGTACTTATCCTCGGACAAAGACAGGCAAGTTGGGCTCGGAATGCTTGGCTTGGCCAACCTCCTCAGACGTTACAGAGTAACATACGAAGAGTTTGGTAATGCTTTAATAGCTGTAAATAATAAGATGCCTCATGAACAAAACGATGCACTTGAAATTGCATATGCTTTAAAAGAAGGTATAGAAGGTGCTGCTTATATAGCAAAACAGAATAGAATGGAAAGAGCTTTTGCAATAGCTCCCACAGCTTCTTGTTCTTATAGAAGCAAGGATCTAGATGGCTTTACATCTACACCAGAAATTGCACCTCCAATAGCCCGCTCTGTAGATAGAGATAGTGGTACTTTTGGAGTAGAACATTACGATTATGGCGACGTTGAGATCGCCTCAGAAGTAGGATGGGACGCATATAAGCGTGTAGCAGACCAACTAATGATAATGCTCGACAAAACAGGACTTCTTCACGGTTATTCATTTAATAGCTGGAGCGATGTTGTTACATACAACAGAAACTTCGTGGAAGAGTGGTTGCTATCCCCCCAGACCTCCTTATATTATAGTCTGCAAGTTATGGGCGACGTACAGGACAAGAGCGATGCGTATGCAGCATTAGATAAAGCCGAAGTCGATGATTACTTGCAGGATATTCTCGGAAACGAGCCAATAACCTGTGATTGTCAAGAATAATGAGAAAACATCCTTATCAAAAATTATTAGAAAGAAAAAGAACTTGGACACCAGTTAAACCCACTAAAGGAGTCTATAAAGAAGGTGCAGAAGAAACCATCAAACGTGCTCTCGCAATACGTCATATGGAGTTACCTGTGGGAGACTTCATCAGTGAAGCACTTAAAAAAGAAGTACCATCACTTGCTAGGGAACTTCTTGAATCGAACGTTAAAGACGAGATTAAACATGATATTGCCCTGGGTTACATAGCTCAGGTCAATGGAACAGATTCACAGTCAGAAAAGGAGGCGATTAAGTTAAGAGATGCTTGGATTGAGCACCCTGACCATACCCTACTTAAAGCACTTGTCGCAGAACGAGCTATATTCTTTGTTTTACTTCCTTTCTTTAGGTTTAATGGCGACGCTGCTCTTAGGACAGTATCGGCAGATATCTCAAGAGACGAACAGATCCATGTCGGAAGTAATTCAATTGTATGTGCAGAGTTGGGTCTTTCTCCTTCTCCTTCTTTGGATCGTCTTAGGAAGGCAACTATTAATTGGATTTTAGAACCACTAGGTATAAATACTATTGATAAATATTTAGACAAAAAATTCTGGCTAGATGCTAGTGATCGGTTAATGTATGAGGGCAAAGCCCCAGAGTTTTCTGACACCAAGCGAGCTAGAATGCCCGCCTTTTTTGAACATGCAAATACAAACCTCCCACAGTACGCTTAAGTTAGGTCTCACTGTGGAGAAACTTCTAGAAGAACTAGAAGAAAAATTCCCACCCGTTAACCCCCACCCAAAAGAACAAATAGAATCCATAATGTATAAGGCTGGTCAAAGGTCTATTGTTAATTGGATTCAATCACGTATAGATGACGAGGAACTTTAATTATGTGTTGGTGGCCCGGAAAAAATGCTGCTAGAGATGCACGTAGAGCTGCAGAAGCAGCTGCACGACAAGCTAGAGCTGATGCTGAAAGACAAGCAGCAGAAATAAAAAAATCGAACGATAAAGCAATGGCGGCAATGCAAGCCATGATAGAAAAGAAACCTGACCCATTAGATTACACTCCTAACCCTAGTAAGGTAAAGAGTAATTTAGATGATGCATCTTCAGGTGTAAAGAGAAAGAAAAAAGCTACTAAAGCTAAAGGATTATCTGGACTTAGAATAGCATTAAATCCTAGTGCTACACCTACTGCAGGACTAGGTGGATCAGGAAAAGCTAACGTATAAAAACAATGAACGCACGTAAAAGGTACGATCACCTTACTAGGAACCGGACACAGTTTCTTGACACTGCAGTTCAATGCTCTAAGCTTACACTTCCTTACCTCATTCAAAATGATGAGGGTAGGACATCACATATAAAACTAGATACCCCTTGGCAATCCGTTGGAGCTAAGTGTGTGGTAACATTGGCAGCTAAATTAATGCTGGCTTTACTACCACCACAAAGCACCTTCTTTAAGTTTCAGATTCAAGATGATAAACTTGGAACAGAACTACCAAAAGATGTACGATCTGAACTTGACTTAAGTTTCTCGAAACTTGAAAGACAGGTAATGGATTCTATCGCTGCTTCAAGTGATAGAGTAACGATACACCAAGCGATAAAGCATCTAGTTGTAGGTGGTAACGCCCTATTATTTATGGGTAAGGATGGAATTAAGCATTATCCATTGAACAGATATGTTATAGAACGAGATGGAAGCGGCAACGTAATTGAGATCGCCACAAAAGAATTAATAAACAGAGAGCTACTACCAGCTGAGTTCTTAGCACTATCGGGGAGACCAAATCATCCCGGTGACTATGGCACACAAAATACTAGTGGTAATACTGAAGATGTGGAAGTTTACACCTGTGTTAAGTTACGAGGTAACAAATGGGTGTGGCACCAAGAAGCATTCGATAAAATAATTCCTAATACTGAAGGTAAAGCACCTAAGGATGCTACACCATGGTTAGTATTAAGATTCAACTCAATTGATGGAGAGAATTATGGACGTGGTAGAGTAGAAGAGTTCTTAGGAGACTTCCGATCATTGGAAGCACTCTCTCAGGCACTCGTAGAAGGCTCTGCAGCGGCTGCAAAAGTAATCTTTACTGTATCACCATCAAGCTCTACAAAGCCAGCTACAATAGCACAGGCAGGTAATGGAGCAATAGTCCAAGGACGACCTGATGATATAGGTGTCATCCAAGTTGGTAAGACAGCAGATTTCCGTACAGCTTCGGAGTTGTCCCAACAGATAGAAAAACGTTTACTTGAAGCTCACCTAGTATTAAACATAAGGCAAAGTGAACGAACTACAGCTGAAGAGGTACGCCTCACACAACTAGAACTAGAACAACAACTCGGTGGTTTATTTTCACTGTTAACTGTTGAGTTCTTAGTACCATATTTAAATAGAAAACTACTCACCTTACAAAGAACAGGTGAGTTACCACGTATACCTAAAGGCATAGTTAAACCTACTATCGTAGCAGGTATTAATGCACTAGGTCGTGGTCAAGATAGAGAATCATTAACAACATTCATCACCACTATCTCACAAGTACTTGGTCCAGAAGCAATGACTAAGTATGTTAATGCTGATGAAGCAATTAAACGTCTTGCTGCTGCACAAGGAATTGATGTACTCAACCTTGTTAAGTCTATGGATCAACAGCAACAAGAAGCACAAGCTGCACAAGATGCTGAAATGGATCAAACCATGGCATCACAAGCTGGTTCATTTATGAATTCTCCTATCGCTGACCCATCCAAAAACCCTAACGCACAGGAGATGATTGCAAATGTCACAGGTCAAGCCGACGCGCCCCAAGAAGGTGCCCCGCAAGGCGATCAAGGTGGCCTCCAAGCCAGCCCTTGAAGGCACAGAAATAGCTAAACCCACCTCTTTCGATACCAACAAATTTAAGTACGCTCAAGAAACTTTAATAGGTGAGCCTATTATCCACCCTCCTGGTGGAGTAGTCACTCATGTTGGTCTTGGAGGACTAGAAACTAATACAAATTATGGCAATTAATATGACATACGATCCTAGTGATGATCCACAAGCACTAGAAGCTACCGAAGAAAGGGATGCTGAATCACTAGAGATCGCAGAGAAACTAGGTCAAGAAGAGAATGAACTTCTAGCTGGAAAATATAAGGACGCAGAAGAATTAGAACAGGCTTACATAGAACTCCAAAGAAAAATGGGGGAAAAATCTGAGCCGGATTCAAAGGAAGTCGAACCTGATTCTGAACCTGTAGATGAAAAATCTACTGAGGATGAAGAGATAAATCCATTTGAAGATGACCAACAAGCTGACGTAGTCTTTAGAGCATCCGAAGAGTGGGCTGAGAACGGAGCGATCTCTGCTGAAACA